ATAATATTGAGAGCCAGAATCAAGTGTCCAAACTTTGATTTCATGAACTGCCTCACAAGTCGCAAGGGTGACTTTTTCTGATCGTGGTTTAAGTGATTCTATTGAGTAAGCCATAAATTCCTACGGTGATGAGCCGTGACACATAATTCTTACGGCAGAACAGAGACCAGACCCACCAGAGTTTTGAACACTCCAAGACACTGACCCAGTTGATTCTGACGGTGTTAACGGAAATCTATCTCTTGTATCCATGTTAGTAATAAAGCAGTTTGGTGTTGATGCCCAAGTATTAGCAACGAATGTGCAAGAAAAGTTTCCAGAAGAACATGAGCAGTTACCACTTAACCAATCACCTGTTTCATCAGAAACAGCTCCGGCAGATGAAAGTTTTGCTGAATACATTACAGGTCTTTCAACACCATTAGTTTTAACGTGGTCTCTAAAAATTCCAAGGATTGTTCTTCTGGCTCGGTAATCAGATCCTTGTTTTTGGCATACAATATTAAATGCCCCTGCGGCATCAGTTAATCCTGTGTCCCTAGTTCTGACTATTATTTGAGTTGATGAAACAGAATCTATTCTTGGAATCCTGTTATTAGATAACTCCCTCATAGCTAGCGAGCAGTTTGGAGCGACTGTAAATCCAGTGATAGTGAGCGTATAAACACCAGCCGACCCAGAAATAGATGAAATCCAATCAACGTTCTCATCGCTTACGGCTCCAGCAGAAGATACCTTTGCACTAAAAACGTCTGTACATTCTAGGTCTGTGCTACAGTTTTGATTATAAACGGTTTGAGTTGCTGACCACCCCAAAACTTGAAATGTTGCATTTACTGTAAAAGATTCCCCCGTGTTTACCATACTACTTGCGTTTATTGAGTTGTCTGGAACTATGCTTGCAGAGCCGAAGGTGTTGGGGTCCGAGAAAACCATATAGGTGTCGTTTGGAACAGCCATTGTGAAACCACCATGAGCAACGGAAGTAGCAGTTCTGCCCCAAATACCTAAGACATACCTTCCAGTGTTTGTTCCACCTACAACTACTCCAGATGGAAAAGAAACCCTAGCCTCTGTTGCAGAAGTTGTTCCAGCCGTAGCCCTACCTCTAATTTCTATACTAGACCCAACTCGCCTCCACCTATATTCAATATTTGTCACTGCCCCAAAACCAGTAAATGTTGGAGTGTATGATTGCCAATCGCTTATTACAGAACCAATGTAAGATTGAGATGGCGAAACATAAACATTATCAAATTCAATTGAATAAGCACTTGCTGAAGTTGTGGCAATGTGAAAAATAAGTCTATATGAAGTTGACCCAGTTCCCTGAAACTGTGTTTTAAATGGCTGACCCGTTCCTGTTTTTGTTGGAAGATCAATTACCAATGGGCGAACTAAAACAGCATTAGTCACATCGTAAACCCATACACCAATATCTCCACTTGCGTATGTTCCAGAAATAATCTCATTATCAAAGCTTACCTCTAAAAGATTACTAGCATCTGCTCTTGCTACCGTAAAATCTACGGAAAACCCCTCGCCTTGTTCATTGACCGCTGTTTTTGTTAGTAAGCCTGATGCTGTATCTCTTAATGGGGTTGATGTTGTTCTAGCAAAAGTGATTGAAGCTGAACCACCAGTCCCATCTACTGGACTTGTGCCAGCCGCATCCGCATAAACACTCCATCCGCTAGCATCTATTTCAAAATCAAAGTTAGTAATGTAATTAATCCCACCAACACCAGAACCAACAACAATCCAAGCAGTTCCGCTATAGACGTTTGTTTTATCTGTTGTTGAGTTAAAAACACAGTCGCCCTCAACTGGTGAAACAATTGCATCACGCTGTGTTTGAGTCATTACAGGACAAGGGATAGAACCATTACTCGTTGTTGATGTTATAAGCTTACCAGTGAAGGTTTTATTTCCTGAAATTGATTCGTTTCCAGTTGTTCCAACTTTTCCGTTCAATGCTGTTTGGGTAGCGGTAGAAATAGGCTTGTTAAGATCGCTTGTATTGTCTACGTTGCCAAGCCCAACTGCCGCCTTATCTAGTGTTTGAAATGTTTTATCACCACGCCAATATTGTGCCGATGTGCCGCCTGTAATTGTTGGCTCTTTTCCTGATAATAAAGATGTTAAAGAAGCACTCAAACCATCAAGGTAACTTAATTCTGTGTCACTCACGCTTGATGAGGCTTTAACCTGCCCAGAACCATCAATTAGCAATGCTCTTGATGTTGATTCAGATGGTAGCCTTAAATCTTTCACCCTAACCGAATTAAAAGTCTGTTGAGCATATGAGTCAGCGATAAAGAATAAAATAATTACTATTAAAAACTTCATGTTGTTAGCCTCACGATTTCCATTTTAATTGAACCAGTATGCGTTCCACCTGTCATATTTCCAGTGGCATATTGAACATTATTACCACTCATTGTTAAGGCAATATCTGTAACAGCCGAAACAGATGACTTTAAAACATCATCTCCCGAGTATGTTCCAAACTCTATGCTCCAAGCTGAACCATCATAATGAAAAATAATTGAACCAGATTGTTCTATACTTGTCACTGTGTCGGTTCTCTTTAGTGAATAAGTTGCAAAAGCCGCCCTGTACCCAGTTAAATCTATTCCGATATTTGTAGCCGCTTGGTTGTTGTTAATAGTGAAAGATTCTTCAGTTCCACTTGAAAGCGTTGGAGCCGATGCCGATGTGAACCCATCTGCGAAGCTTGCCACTCTAGTCATTTGATACCCTCTTTAAATATTTTAATTCTTATTGCTAATGGATTTTCTTCATCATTTATTGGAGTGTAGTCTAGTTCATTATTGAGGTCTTCATGTTGCTGAACCCACCCTAGAAATGATGTTTCTGTAGCAGAATATCCAGTTGCACTTAGTTTAAGTTTATAAGACCCTTTCGCCAATGGAAATGGAGTTGTGGAAGTCAGAGGAAAAAAGACATGGCAATAATCATCCATCGTGGACAAAGAGGTTTTGATATCCACTGACGAAAAGGTCCAAGTTTTAAGAGTAGTCACGCCCTCGATTAATTCAACTGAAAATGTGCCAGATGGTGAATTAAACATAAATAAATAAGGCGAAACACAGGCTATTTGATAGCGAGTATTATTCTTTAGATTAAACTCTTGCTCCAATTCAGTTGATAACTTTTGGTAAAGTAGAGTGCTTATGTTGCCTCCTCTAACTGAAATGAAAGTGAGTATCTATTAAATGATGTATTCGTTATTGTTGGTACGTTGTTCATGTAAAACATTCCAGCGTAACGTCTTTTCTCGTTTGATATTTCATCACAACCTATTCTTATGAATAAAGGCTTTGTTATTCCGCAATAATCATAAATCTCAAATATGTTATCCATCTCATCTTTTGAAAGTAGATTCATTGAGAAATTAATTAATCTTTGTCTTAAGATAATGTCTGAGAACTTTTGACCGTATCTGTTTTCTGTTACCCTTGAAATATCTCTATCCTGATAGGACCATCCATATTGAACTGATCTATCTGTTCCTATTTGGGTGTTTTTTCCAATGTAAATTTTAGATAGTTCGCAGTAACCCAAAGTAGAATTAAGAACAATGCGAGCAAAACGGTAAGATTGTGTATTAAATTCCGCATAACCAACCCCATGTTCAGTTGAGATGGTAATAGATTGAGTAAAAGCTGGTGAACCCCAAGTGTTTGTGCCGTTTAATTCAAGGGTGATAGTAATGAACCCAAAGCCGTTAAATGGTTCATCAACAACCATGACTGAATTAATTTCTGAAGTTTCTTGGAAATCAAATACTATTGAATCTGAGTTAGTTGTTGATCTGAAAACCTTTGTTCTTCTTTGGTCTTGTAAATTAGACGCTGGAAATAGTGCATTCTCGTTTGATGCTGTGATAGTGGCTTGATCTACAAGGTTGTTAACGTAAAATCTTAATGAATTACTCATGCTAAACTATACCCTTGTTGAACTTGATTTCTAACTGCTCTCGCTATTTCCCTTCCATCTATCTGAATAACTATTGGTTGATTTGATCCAATGTTTCCAGAATTAATCGCATCGAATAATGTCTTTTGTTGTGAAGCATTTAATACAAGTTCACCAGTTCTGACAGTAGCAATTGCATTGTCACCACCCATCGTTGCTCCGTTACTATTGCCGATTACACCACCGTTAGCGAAACCTTGAACACCAGCCACTTTTGCAGCCTGAGCAGCCATAGCAGTAGCAGCGATAGCGGCAAAAGCAAATCCAAGTGGAGGACCGCCAGTTCTTGATCCGAAAGCAAATGATGAAGCCACAGCCCTTGGCGTATTTATTGCAATTTCAGCAATTGCTGCCGCCTTCCCGATAGCCGCTAGTTCTTTGTTTTTTGAACTGGATAATGATGTAGCAGCGGCAAAAAAAGCTCTTTGATCATCAAGCTCCTGCCTTCTTATTTCATCTTTTGTTTTTTGTCTTATTCTTTCATTTCTTATTTCTCTCTCTTGAAGTGCTTTTTGATCAGCCAGTGCTTTTTCTTGTGCATTTGCAATAAGTGAATTTCTATCTAACTGTGCTTGATATTGAACGTCTGATTTTGCTAGCTCAAATTCTTGTAAGGCAACAATATCCTCTTCTTGTTTTATAAAGAATCTTTCTTTCTCGGCAACCCTATTTGCCTCCTCTAAAGAAGCTTTTTCAATTGCATATTGTCTATCTAAGTCTAGTAAAGCGTTGTTAAGCTCAGTTTGTCTTCTTATTGTTTCTGCGTCTTGCTGAGTTGTATCGTCACCCCCAGCACCTACAGTTAAATTGTTCTTAAGTTCTGGTGCTTTATTTTTAACTTCATTAAAGAATTGTTCGTATTGACCTTTAGCCTCTGCGATTCCACCAGCCAACTTACTTAGGAATGTTTCATCACTAAATGTTCCCTGTATTTTATCAACATTCTGGTTAAGTGCTTCACTTAGCCTATTAGCCTCTGCGGTAGCTGTATCAGCAGCGCCTCTAAAGGCATCACCTATTTTTGGAATGTTTGCAGCTAACTCAAGAACACCTGCTATCGGTGTCACTACTCCAAGGGCTAGAGTTCTTATCCCTACTAGTACGCTATTAATTACAAGTTCAGATGTTCTCTGAAGTGCATCTAGTGCGATAACAAAACCAGCAACACCGTCAAAACTTGCTCTAAAGAATGTATCTATTAAGTTTTTATTTTCACCACCAAATAGGTTTGTAAGTGATGATCCAAGTTGAACTACAACGTTCTTTAATGTGTTAAATGCTGCGATTACCGCAGGGTTACTTGTAATTACTCCACCAACACTTTCAAGAACGTCATCGTAGACATTTTTTAATTGTGCTAATGAACCAGCAAATGTTTTTGTTTGTGCTGCGGCTGCGCCAGAGAATCTGCTTTCAAGAACAGATAATGTGTTTGCAAATGTTTCGGTATCGGTCACACCTTTTTTAATTTCAATTCCAAGCCTATTAAGTGCTGTTATATTTCCATTAGCTGCTTTACCAACTAACTGAGAAGCTGTTTCGAGATCTATTCCAAGGGCTGCGCTTAAATCAACCGCCGCACTGGTGGCTCTTTTTAATCCCTCATTGTCTAATCTTGCAAGTGTTTGAATCAATGCACCTGCTGATATGACTGCATCATCTTCAACCGATGTTGTTCTTTGAATTTCGTTTGCTAGTTCTGCGAATGAGTCAATGTTTTGTTTAGTAAGTTGACCTGTCTGGGCTAGTGCGACTTCTAATCTTTTTAATGATGCCTCTGATTCTGAAGCTGCCTTAACTGAATCAAGTAAGAAACCAGTAGCTTCGCCAACTGCTTTACCTAGGAGATCAAACCCTTTAATTGCCGCTTGCCCGACAAATGTACCAGCCGCAACCTTGAGAACATCATTAAGACCCTTAGCCTTTTGAGCGTTTTGATCTAGGGCTACCCCCAGCTTGTCCTCTATTACCTTGAGTCGAAACTCTATGTTCTCTGCCATTTAATTCCTCTTTTATCCATGAGAAAACTAATATTTTCTCGAAGGGAATCTCGCTGTGATGAACTTGTAAACCAAGATCAAGCACAGCTTTTAAATCAAGATATTCAAATATGTCATCCCTAACACTGAATATCTGATCTAGCCGTTCTTTATCTACAAACCTTTCAAGTTGTTCCTTCGTTAACCCCTGCTTTACGGCGTTTACAGCATCGGGGATTAATTCTTTTTTACGAAAGCACCTGCAACTTTATTTAAAATTTCGTCAGCTATTTGAGATAAAGGTAAAGTCATTTCTTCACCATACTCATTTAGCTCATCAAAACTTTTAATTCCTTCCATTCCGCTATAGTCCAAAAGGGGCTTAAGATGTTTTATTAGTTCAATCTTTGCCCCAAGTGGATCTTCGTTTTTAAAATACTCTCTCGATGCTTTTAACATCTCCATGTTTTCCAGAACTGTCGGGTTTCTATACTTCAGAACCCCTTTAGGTGTTTGAATCTCGTTCATAAATTCTCCTTGTTTTCCACAAGAAAAATCCTACCCCTAGATAAAGTTCCAGTAAACATCTTTTGAGCTAGATGAAACAAACCCTCTCACAACAACGTTTGCAGTTACAAAAGAGTCACCAGCAATTGTGTGCTCTGATACTGTTGCGTTCTTTAAGTAAACGTTAACACACTTACCAGCTACCCAGTTTCCACTAGACTTAGGTCCAGCGTTTAACATTGCTGAGATAGATGTGTTGTTCAATAAATTGTTAAACAATCTAACTTGATGCTTTTCAAGAACAAGTTCCGCTTCAATTGTAACTTCACGACCAACTGCAAGCTTTTCTTTTGTTCCAGTTTCTTCACAGATACAGTCAACGTCTTCAATCTCTTTAGAAATTGTAACAGTTGCACTTGTAGCACATAAGCAAACATTGTCAGTTTGTGAACCAATAAATAATTCAGCATCTTTAACAACGATTGGATCAGCATTGTCATAGCTTGGAGTGTAAGCCGCTGTATAAGTTAAAGCGTTGTCTGCAAGATAAGAACTCGCACCAGTATCGTCAGCCGCAACGCTAAATCCTAGTTTAGTACCAATTGAGTTGGCAGAGTTAGAGCCAGTATTCCACTCAATGTTAAAAGTAGAACCACCAGCAATCGTAAATCTTCCAGTTACACTAGAAAATGTAACAGTGAAAACGATTGATGATGGAGAGTCATTAAGTGCTGTCTGAAGAGCATTAGCTAGTTCAATCGGGTCTCTATAGAAACCTTCTGCAACACTTACAGAACGATCAGTACCATCGTTGAAATCTAAAAATTTAGTTGATGCAGTGATTTCGATAGGGTTGTAATAGTACTTTGTTCCTTGATAGCTAAATTCTACTGAAGCAAATTCATTAACTGGAAATTCTGCACTTAATTCAGTAACAGAGCAACCAGCAGCGGCTTGAACAGCGTGACCGTTAGCTTCGTACATCCAACCAGAGAAAGTTGGGTGACCAGTTCCAACTGGCTTATAAAGAACTGCTTTTCCAAGGTTAACACCAGACGCAGGGGCGTTTGCTAAAGAA